TGTCGATACCGACAGGACGTCTGTTTGGAAGTCCTCTTTCAGGCAGGTCCTCTTCCTTTTGGAGTTACCGGAAAGCAACTCGCCCTTCCACCCAGTGTGCTTGTCGCACCCGATGGAGGGGCTTGCTATTCTCCAACCCATATGTTGACACTATGGGTTTGAGCCGGTAAGCCCTGGAGACGTAGATAGATTTCCGTCTCCGCACCTCTTTGGCGACAGAGTCATAGTCGCCAGCCCAGGGCATTCGTCCCTTCGATACCTTCCGATGGAACGAACGGCAGGCCTTCCGTATAGACGGAGTCCTCCCAGGCTCAATGGGTGGCCTGTAATACAGGTCAGCCTTGATTAGAGGTGAGGCAGCCTCATCGCATACTGAATCGAGTACGCGATTGAGCACACCGTCCGCGGTAATCCCTTCCGAGGTATGCAACACAGGCGGCACATCAATCTCTGTGCCGCCAGTAGCTGCTATCTCGTCAGCCGCCAGTTGATTGAGTAGACAGGAAAACTTATTTCCGTCCACCAACTCCTGGACCACATGGTCCGCCGCAACGCGACGGACATGTTGGTAAGGCGAAGGGAATATCCCGAGCTTGCTCCCACTGACAAGCTCAGCCAAGGGCATCGTGGTTAGATATCCTAACCACTGTTGTTGCCACTTGAGGGATACACGGGGGAACTTGGGGTGCAATGCACCACCAAATTCCGGTGCGGCTCCTATGGGTAATCCCATAAGGAACGCTGCTTGCTGGCTGCGCCAATGTGGTGAATGAATCCACAAGCCAGCGGTCTTGGGGCGAGCATTGTCGACGTTTTGTTGAACCGCCGTCAATGACTGGGTAATCCAGTTTATCTCACCCTTAGACCCTCCCGGGGGCGCGACCCAGGTACTTAGGAAGAAAAATGGCTGTGGCCGCCCTTCATAATAAGGACGCTCACAGAACATCGCCTTCTTTAAGTGCCACTCAGTCTTTGACTGAGAGATCACCCCTCCGAGGGATTGCATTGCTTCCTCGTAGGGTTTGATCTTGTGTCGGCCAAATCCGGAAAAGGCCGCGTCATCGCCAGTCAACATCCCATCTTTTGGGTTGTGACCTGCGATTTCTGCAGAATATGCACTCATCAGAGGCATAACTGGGAAGGATGTGGGATCTCCCATCATCGCTCCCCGCTGAGTCAAAGGACCAGCGGCAGAACTTGACACGTCCTGGAGCCATACGCGTAGCTCCGCCATGTAATTCATGGCCTTCCGGACATAGAACAGAGGGACTTTCCCTCGGACTACCTTACGATTGTAATTCCAATCGGGAAGAGTATTCTTTAACTCCTCCGGGAAGACCGGGGCCTCTGTCACCACGGGGGGCCCGCCCCAGCCACCAACAGTAATCTGCTGGAGGTCACAAGGCGGGTAGGCGGTATTAATTACCAGCCTCCTCGGCCCGAAGATCAAGTCGTAATACGGCAGGAATCTTTGGAGGCGGGTGTCCAAATCCGCCAACTCCTCATAGACGGTCCTGGTTAACCAGAACGGATGCATATCCGTGGCGAAACTCATGTCCTGGCTATAAAACCTAGAACATGAGATAAATCGCGACCGCTTAGGAGCGCCAAGACCTTCGCTCATTCGGACGTCCTGTATAAGCAGGGCGTCCACACTTTTACGAAGGATTTGTTGAACCAAGTTCACCGCTGTCAATGAGCAGGTGGGGAATCGGGTTTTATTCCCTTTCTCCCCTGCCTCAATTGGCATCGCAGGCACATGGCTGATTTGGTCGAGGATCCACTTACAGCCCTCCCAAAGGGCTTCTGTGTGATCGACCTCTGCCTTCACGGCCAGACTCTGAAACCGTGAGGCATCACCCATGCGCGCAGCGAACTGGGCTCGCGCGACATCGCCCTTAAAAAGGGCCCCACCCCGCTCTTGCTTGGAGTGGAATCGGGTTAATCTGAACCGGCTGATATCAGTCTGCTCCGATAA